GAAGCAGCGGCCGAACCACATCCGCCACACAGCGAAGGGGACGTTGCCTAACTCGTCGGCGTAGTAGGTCCGGTAGATCAGGGGCAGCAGTTGCCGCAGCCACCAGACGATGCGTGCCAGAAATCTCATGGTTGGTCAATCTCCAACTTGGTGAAAGCGATTGCTCGCATGTCGGCCAGATGGCGTTCCACGGCTCCCAGTTGCCCGGTGCTTTGCTTGCCCTGCGTCGGCCGTAACCCGCAGGCCCACAGCCTGTCCATTAGCTCTTGTGCCTCGTCGTGATAGAGGCGGAAGGTCGGCTGAAGGGGCGAACCTTCGGGTACTTCAGTGAACTCAAGCGGCTTGCAGACCGCCCGATGCTGGCCGTTGCGACGGTGGACCAGCATGATGTCAACGTGCTCGCTCCACGGGTCTTGGTGTGCGATGGCCTGGATGAAGTCGTAGTATTCAGGCAGGGTCCGCATACTTGCCTCCCGTGTAACGATTCCAAAGGTGTAACAGCGTCTCGGACGTGTCCCACGTTGAGTACACGAACACCTGCGGGCTGCCAAAGGCAAAGAGCCGTGTGTAGGTCACGTCTTTCACGCGGATGCGATCTGACGTGACCTGCAAGACGCGCTCTTGCCCGTCGATGGGTCCACCGATGAAAAGTGCTCGGTGGTTCAACGCCTGACCTCCTGCAACACACCCATCGCATCACCGATGCAGAAGTGCAGTTCGTCAAAACTCGCCATCTCGATGTGGCCGGCGGGGAAGACGACACGGGCCGTGTCGCCTTGCCGCTGGATCATTTCCTCCGTGACGTTCCACTTCTCGATGCACTCGCCGTCTCGCCAATGTTCGATGGTGCATGTCGTCATAGTTGTCGCCTCAATGCCTCTCAGACTCTCGCAGGTTAAAACCGCGCCTACGTGCGGAGCGGTCCAATGTCACGGCCGCCGTCGATGATGTATCGCTTGGGGCCGTGTTTCTCGTTGTCGTGGCGCAGCTTGCAGTTCATCCTCCAAGTGATGCCATGCTTCGGGTTGACGCCGTGCAGCCATTGCGATGGTTCGCGGTAGCCGGACAGGGCGTTGTAGGCGAAGGGATCAGTCCCGACCCACGAGCCGTTGACCAGCAGTTCGCCGTCCACGTCCGCCAGCGTGCTCGACGCATGGTGGTGGCCCATGACGAAGTACCGGCACCGCTGCGCACCGGCCGCCGCGCCGAGGGCAACAAGGCCCTTCTGCCGACGAGTCATGGCGTACCAGGGGATTCCGCCGTTGGAGCGAACGTCGTCGCCGTGTGACACGTTGAAGCCAACACCGTTGATGTTGATGTTGGTGCTCCACGCATCGGGAATCGTGAAATGCACGTTCTCGATTCCACGGCAGTGCAGACGGGCGATTTCGCCACAGAGGTAGTCCCAGTTGTCGTGCGCGCCGAGGTAGTCTTTCTTCGGCGTTCGCCGGCCGTGGTTGCCCGCCAGATACAGGACGTTCACCTGCTCGAAGTGGGCCGCCAAGTCGCGGTACATCAGTGCGTGCAGTTGACCGATTGCCAAGCAATTGCGGAACTGGTTTCGGTAGTAGCTGCGCTCGCACGCCTTGTGGATTTCGCCGCTGGTGAAGTCGCCATAGGCCAAGACCCACAAGACCGGGAAGTAGAACTTCGGGGCCAAGGTGTCTTGCGTCCATTCGACCACCGTGTTGACGTACCGTTCGGCACGGCAGCACGAGACGGGGAAGTTGTGCTCTTCCAAGCCGCCGACCTCTTCCGGCCGCACGACCTGATCGTGGTGGCCGTCGCTCATGTGCATGACGCAGTGCTCGACGATCTGGGCTTTGCGGCGGTACTCGAAGGCCGGAGGCAGCGCGACAAGCGGCTTGATGCGCTGGTCCATTTCCGCCGTAATGGCCTTGAACAGGCCCGCGATCTTGGCACTGGCCTTGACCTTTTGCCGCTCGCGGTTTCGCTCGTCCGTCAGATGGACGATCTCGGCCTCCAATTCCAGGACACGCTTGTCGGTCGGATCGTAGTCCTGGATCGGCTTGTGCTGGCCGCCGGCACGCTTGGGAGTCGGAGGTTCGCCGTTGGGCCACTCGACATCCTTGTGGACTCGCCCCGTGGCGATGTCAGACACGATGGATCGACTGACCTTGAACTTCTTGGCAATGTCCGGCTGCTTGGTGCCGTCCGTGATTGCTTGCTTAATGCGTTCGACTTTCTGTTTGGTTAGCTTCATATCGTCTCCGTGCCGCCCTCGCCGGTTGATGTCTGTTGTTAGATGGAAACGCCGGACGGCCCTGCCCCGAAGGCCGTCCGGCACGTTGGGTCAACCGGGTCTACTTGGCGAGGCTGAAGAAAGCCTCCACAAGGGTCCGGGCGTCGTCGAAGCTAAAGCCCTTCTTCGCCGGGGCGATCATCTGGGGACCGCTGTTCGCGGCAGCCACGACGGCGGCATCTTCCACGGCCATCTTGTCGATCTCTTCCAAGGCGGGCATGGGGACGCTGGGGTCGATGGCCCATTCGATCTTGGACGCCTTCGCCCAGTCATGGATGCGCCGCACCGGGACGATGAAGTTGAAGCCTTGCAGCTTCATCACGCCCTGGGTGAGCATACCGATGTAGACGCCATCCGCTTTCAGATACATGCCGCCGCCCGACGAACCGGGGAAGGCCACCGCCGTCACTTGGTCGAAGACCTTGACGTTGGCACCCTTCATGGCGAGGGTCCGGCCGGTCTGGCTCAGAACGCCCGTGGTATAGCTGTTGGCACCGAACTGGCCGAGCAAACTGCCGCAGTGGCTCAACTCGACGCCGATGGGCGGAATGTAGTCCTTTTCCAGGTGGAACTTCGTGCTGACCGTGGCGGGATAAGCATTCTTGCAGCGCACCATCATCAGGCACAGGTCTTCGCCGTAGTCGGCATCGCTGACCTTGATGATCTTGCAATCGAACTTCACTTCACCTACACGCCGGCCGTTCTGCTGGCGTTCCTGGACGATCTCGGCGTCCTTGTATTCGATCAAAGTCTTCGTCGCGCCACTGGGCGTAATCACAGTGCGAGTCGTGCGCAAGCCGTCAATGACGTGCGCGGCCGTCCAGATGAAGGAGACGGTATCGTCGCCGATCTTGCGGGTGACGATGTTGCCCGAACCCTGGGCATCGCCGGCCTTGATGGTGACGCTGACAGACTGCAACTGCTCGGGAACGCTCTCCGCGAACGCCGGGGCGCACGCGAGGGCCAAGATAACCAACACGGACAAAAGGTACTTCATCGCTGCGGACTCCAAGGGTGAAAAATTGGTGACAAGGTGGTGGGACCGTTCGGCCCCTAAAAGACAACTTGTGTTGAACCGAACGGTTCACGAACCACCGGGGACGAGCCAGTTAGTCGTCAAGAACCTCCACTTCAACCATGCTGTCGTACTCCGGCTTCAGCCGTTTCAGCAGAGCCTCGATCACGGTGTCACGCGCCAATTCGCAATGCGCGTCCCGTGAGAACACAACAACCTCTGCCTCCACAAGCGTTTCGTTGTCGGCCGGCGTGTAAAACTCCACGCTGCCGAGCCTGTTACCGAGCGCGTGTGCCAACTGGTCCCTGACCAAAGCGGGTGTCACCGCGCGGCTCCACTGCCCAGCGCCGAGTGCAACATGCAAGAGAGCGCGTTTCACTGTGCGGCCTCCTCGACGACCATTTCGCCGTCTTCACTGCTATCGTTCCAATCCACGTCCGACATGATTTCGCCCATCGACATCAGTTCCAGGCGGCGATTGTCACGGAGCACTCGCAAGACACGCTCGTCACTCGGCAGGTGGATCAGATCGACAATGGTGCATCCCAAGTTCACGTCCATGCCCTTACGGTGGATGCGGTCTTCCGATTGCATCCGGTATTCCGGCTTCCAACTGTTGGACCAGTAGACCGCCATGCGGGCTTCCACCAGCGTCAGCGACATACCGCCCGACTCGGGGTTCGCCACGAAGGCGACCTTGCCGTGGTTGTTCAGATTGGCCCAGTAGTCCAAAGGCTCTTCGTCCGTCACCAGCCGGCCCTCGGGGCTGTCGCTGGTTGCCGCGAACGTCTGGAAGTTGCCCTGGTCGCAACGCACCACGTCCCATTTCTCGCGCAGGCACAGCTTGACGATGCGGTCCACCGAGCCGGTGAACCCTGCGAAGATCACGATGCGTCCCGTCTCTTCGTTCTCGTCCAAGAGCATCTTGAGGGCTTCGTCCTTCGGGCACGGAATCTCGCGTGCGTACCGCACGATCTTCGGCACTTCCTGCGCACCGCCGCACTTGGGGCACGGAACGATTTGTTTGACCAGCCGCTCCACGGTGGTTGGATCGAGCATTTCGACAGTCGAGTACGTCTTGTCCGGGTTGTCCGGGTCTGACCACTCTTCCACCGTGCCGTCCTTGCAGTGCGTGCAGCGTGACGTACCTTCCTGAACTTCGCGGTACTGGAAGCCGTCGCTTAGCTCCCGCAGCAGCGTCATGCCGGTAACGGCATTCGGCGCGGAATTGACAACCGCCTGGGCCACACGCAGAATGCTCGGCGTCGGCTTGCAGACAATGCGGCGGTATCGCTTGTCGGGCAGGTTGAGGCAGTCCTTCTTGTGCTTGATAACGACCAGCCCCTTGAGCCGGTCGTAGAGGTACGCAACCTCATTCGTGCTGGCCTTGAACGGGTGGTAATCGTCCGGGTCGTCGCAGTCCATCAGGTCGTGCGGACCCTCGTGACGCAGTGCCCCGCACTCGGCGCACTTGTTTTCGTCGTCCTTCCAGCCGATGCGCTTCTTGAACGGCCCGGCGTCGTACTCTTGTTGGACCATGAAGGCCAACCGTTCCTCCATCGCCTTGGGGCTGCCTTCTTTGAGGAAGCCGGGCCAGGCGATCTCGCACTGGCTCCACCAATCCACGGGCGTCTTCGGCGACGGCGTGCCCGACATTTCGATCACATAGCCATCGAAGCCATACTTGTCGCGGATCAGGTCCGCGAGCTTCTGGCACGCCCGCGAGCGTTGCGACGTGCAGTTCTTGCAGCGGCTTGACTCGTCCCCGATGAAACCGAATGGGACCGTCCCACGGCCGTCCCACTCGTCCATCACGCGGACAAGACCCTCGTAGGTGAAGAACTCAACTTGAATCTGGTCGAACGGGAAGCCCCACAGCTTGAACTCACGCTTGATGTTGGGCAGGCTGGTCTTCGGCCCGGCCCACCACCACAGCGGCTTGCCGGACATTTCAATGACCATCTGGGCCGCTAACGTCTTGCCGGTGCCCATCTCAGCACCGAAAATCTGGTAGTGGTAGGTCAGCCCAGCGTCGGCCATGTCCGCCTGATGCGGCATGAACTCTTGCGGCACGCCGTTGCGAAACAGGGGACGATACTTGTGGCGAATCAGCGGCCGGTCGAACCACGCATACGTGTCTTCGCCCATGAGGTAGCGAAGCTGGAAGCGGTTGCGCTGGCAGTCGTCCACAGACCAGATTTTCTTGCCGGCATACGCCCCTTCATCCTGGAATTGATGCCAGCGGGAGCCGGACATCGCCTTGATGTCGTCCTTGAACTTGAACGGGGACTTGATGAAATAGATGCGACCGTCCGCGTATTCCACCGTTGCGGGGAACATGCGGTTCTGTCCTGTTGCTGTCTTGCCGAGTAGGCCAATCTCTTGAATCATCGTGTAAACGCCTCGTGGGCAGTGTGCGTCCCAGTTTTCCTCTACAGTTAGATCAATCCGTGTGGCCGCGATTGGAGTCACACCTGCGCGATTCGTGCTTTTGCGATCTCGCAGTTGTGGTCGGTCAACTCGACACCGATGGCCGTGCGCCCCAGCCGCTTTGCCGCGACGAGGGGTGTGCCACTGCCGGCAAACGGGTCGAGCACAACGCCGCCCGCAGGTGTTGTGCAAAGCGCCAGCAGATACTCCATGAGGGCCAGCGGCTTGACCGTGGGATGGTCATTCTTCACGCCCT